GCCATACTTCTGTAACGGGCGATCAGATCATTTTCTGATTTGAAACCACCCTGAAAGTCAACGTACTGACCAAAAACTCCACCACCATCTACGGTGAATGTTCCATCATATTCGTCTGGACCAACAAATGACGCTGCTTTTGAGTCAGCGCCATTGGTTGATTTTGCTGTTGGTTTTCCATTGCGTCCAATAGTAAACCCAAATAAATCAATTGCCATCTAGATTCTCCGTTCCATAATAAATAATTTAAATGTCATTCAAATTTCCAGTGATCAAATCCAATGGTAACACTAAACTCAGCGACTGCATCAGTGGTATCATATGAGAAGTCAATGGTTCCGACCTCTGCTGGCCAACATTGTTCGAGAATAATTGTTTTACCGGCAGGGATGTCACCAGCGACGGACTGATTATTTGCGATGGCGACACTAAGAGGAGAAACTCTCCAATCACCATATGCTAGACCTCTGTTAGTATCATCTAGTGAATAGAAACTATTAGACCAGTTGATAAACTTCTCATGAATAGCATTTTCTTCATCACATAGAACACTGATAGTCCAATCACTAAAGGTTCTATCTCCTGCTCTCTTTATTTCTCTTCCTTTGAATGGAACAGTAACAACGCCAAGTGAAGCAGAGGGCATAGATGCGGCTTTAATTAGCAGAGCCTCATCTGCTATCAAATCTCCACCGCTTCCAAAATTACCAGTTACTTGATATAGGTTAGGTCTGATGCCCTGACCAAATTTTCCCTTAAAATCTCCTAGTGACATTTATAATCTCCTTTGTTCTAGTATGTATCAGGATTCTGTGAAGAATGATCCAGAGTTGTTTGCGACGAAGTTGAGTTTGACGAACTGAACTGACTTAGTGGGCTGTAGGAAGATGTCACATACGAACTCACCTCTATCTACGACCGAGCCTGGGTTGTTTGATTCGTCGCAAACAATCCTATAATTCTCAAGACCTCTTCTGTTCTGAACATCTCTAAGAACAGGTTCGAGTTGGTTCACAAAACTACGTCTAGTGAACGCATCGTTCTGCTCGAAGAGAATGAAGTTTGCTGATGTAGCAAAGGACTTCTCTAGGATGTTGAAGAGTCTTCGTACCTGAATTCTATCAAAGGCACTTGGTTTGGTCTGAAGTGTCTTGTCTCCCCAGAGAACTGTACCAGAGCCAGGGAAGGCTACGACGTTGTTAATTCCAGCAGAGTAAATGAGATCTCTCGCTGCCTTTGAGGGGTTGAATGCTAGTTTGTTTACATTCAAGATGTTTCCTCTAGCATAACCACCTGGCGAGAACCAAGCACCGAAGTCGGTTTCTGTTCTGGCGAGAATTCCAGCGATGTCACCGTTTAGCGGAAGCCATCTGGTGATACCGTTGTAACTATCGTTCTGCTGCTTCCAGTTACCATCCATCGCAGCGTATGAAGTATCCCTACCGAGAGTATTACCTCTGTATGCTCTGACGGTGGCTTCAGTAACCTCTGGTAGAGTTGCTTTATTGACTAGCGCCGCGTCGTCGGCGAAACCATCACCAACTGGTTGCGAAATGAGTGCCAAGCAGTCTCTTCTTGTAGAAGCAAGGTCAACAACGTGCTTGTTGAGTGCGTCGTTTGCATCACCAGCGATAAGAATACTTACATCAGCCTCATCAGGATCTGAGAAGAAAGTTGTCCATGCGCGTTGCTTATCAAAGTTGTCTGGATCAGCACCATAAGCACCACCCTGAAGGGTGTAAGTGAATGGTCCAGTTACTCCTGATCTTAAAGAACTAGTAGTCAACTTTGCGTCTAGTGGAATTCGTCTAAAGTTTCCTTTAGACGCTGGTAATTCTCCGTTTGCATCCAAGTCAGCAGATCCAACTGTAACATCAACACCAAGTGTCGTTCCCATAGCACCAGTGGCACCGGGACTGTAATTGTGAGTGGCGCCGACGGCGAGTCCGAAGAGACTCTCAAACTCTCCAACGTTAGAATCGATCTCAATGAATTGTGAGTTTGCGAGTTGATACTTGTAGTAAAGTGCAGTTCCGTTGTCATCGACTGCATTGATGATTTGACTCATTCCCTCAAAGACTTCAAGAACAGAATCTTTAGGACCATAAGTTCCCTTTCGATCGATAACGGCTAGTGAAAGTTCGTCACCAGATGCACCGAAACGAGCAGCGTATGCAGAAGTTTGTGGTTCAAACGAGAAGGGGTCTGTAAGATTTCCTGCGGTATATCCCATACCAGCAGAGACGACTTGGATTTCAAGAGCGCCATTGACCTGTGCGCCTTCGTCTATGGATCTAAAGGTGAAGAAAGTTTGACTAGATGTAGGGAACTCCGCAGTCAAACCAGCAGAACCACCAGTTGCACCGGTTCCACCTACTGCGACGACTGTTAGATTATTACCGTACTGTAAGAAGTTATAACAAGTCCACCAATCAGAACCATGTCGTAATGTGCTTGGAGTGCCAAAGGTTTCTTGAAGTTCCTTAACATTACTGATTAAAATTCTTTTATTGAGTGGTCCCTTGTCGAAACGACCGACAAAGGCAGCGGGTGTAGTAGCGACAAGTGATACAATACCAGAGAAGTCTGTCTCGGTAACGGTTACACTGGGACTTAAAGTAAATGCCATTTTCTATTCTCCTTAGAT